TTCATTTGTCCTAGTGATCTTGCGCAGAATGATTTTCTACGTTTGGCAGCTTTTGATCCTGGCTTCACTTTACCAGTCACGGCTGTTTTTAATTTAGAACCAGGATTAAGTCTTCTATATGCTTTTACCCCAGCTGCTGTCATTCCCGCACCTTTTTTTGTAGCACGAAAATTTTTTTTATTTCTTGGAGGCATTGTGCCTTTTGAATAATATTCTCTTCTCATTACATCATACCCATACGTCTAGCCATGAAACCACCACCCATTGCTTTTGCTCTTTTAGTAAAAGTTTTTACGTTAGTTGGTTTACCACCAACTCCTTGTGCTACTGCTCTTTTTCTTTTTACTGCTGAACGTCTTTGGCTTTCTGTCATACGTCTTGCTTTTGCAAGTGGCACGCATTTTGGATACTTACGTTTTGCATCTTTTTTTTGTTTTGATCTTCCGCACTTTGAGAAAGAACCATCTTTCTTTTTACTTCCTATGTCTACCCATTTTTGAGCAAACCATTTATCAAGACCATTTTTAGCCATGATATTAAAATACCTTCGTTACTTTCTTTCTATTAGATAAAATTCTTCCACAACCTCTGGCTACACCACCTCTTAATAAGCCTTGTCTTTTTAATCTAGCTGTTGCTTCCATTAATCCACCTTCAGCTTTGCTGCCTCTGAAATCTTTTCTCTTTACACCAGATGGATCTTTGATTTTACCCGCACATATTTTGCTGGCATATGCGTTCGCGTATGCTGACGGATATACTTTGAATTTTCTTTTTGCTGCGGCTTTACCTCTGGGACATAGTTTAGTCATTATTTTTTCCTCGCTGTTTGTGCAGCCCTTTTAAAGTTGGCTGCTGTTGGTGCACCCTTCGCACCTTTTTTTCGCATCTTGCCTCCACGTTTTCTTTTAGCATGAATGTTTGCGTATAAACCTGGACCAGCCATTATTTTTTTCCTTTTTTCTTACCGTTGATTACACCTCTACCTTTTAAGATATCAGCGAATGTTACTTTACCATCTCCTGTTAAATCAGGAAATTTTTTAGAACCTTTTTTCATTCCAAATCTACGGCCCATCATGCCGCCACCCATTTTACCAACTCTTCCACCTTTATTAAAATCTTTAGGTGCAATAAATGTTTTAACTTTACCTTTTTCTTTTTTAGGTTTTATATCTTTTCCTTTACTAAATCCAGATTTAGTAACTTTTTCGCCAGCTAATTTTTGAGTTGTTTGTCTTAATTTTCTTCTAAATGGTTCTATGTCACTTTCCATTTTTTGAATATATTTTTTTATTTTTCCAGATTCTTTTGCTGTTGCTATTTGTAAATTTTTAACTGACTTTTCTAATTTAGATTTAGCAGGTTTAAATTTAAATGGATTAACAACCTCTGTACCAGTAGTTTTTTGTTTTGGTTTTAATCTTTTTAATTGAGTTACTGGACTTTTAAGAGTCTTAAATAATTTAACACCATATCCTACAAATTTACTTGACATTATTTTTTACCATTCCTAAATATTTGTGTTCCCTTTATACCATATATACTCGCGACGACAAGTATCCACAAATTTGTGAACCATGACGGCAGCTGCTGGAACTGGTCGAAGAACTCTTTTATCTTTGCAGAGGCGCCCGGATCGTCCGAGAAGACCCCCCACGCAATCACTAATATCGGGAGCGTTAACACGATCAAAACGAACTCGTCCTTCCAGTCTGATTGTCTAGCTTCTAATAATTTACCTTGGTACTCACTCTCTCCACGAGCCATCTTAGAGGCATGCATGTGTTGAGCGTCTGCCATCGCCATCTTTGTTTCTTGTTTTTTCTTATAGATGTGCGTTGCAGCGTTTAAACCAAGTTTAAGTGCACTAAACCACATAATTATATCACACTAGCTGTTTTTTTCTTGCCAGCTAACATTCTTTTTGTACCTCTTACTGCAACTTGCTCAGGTTTTACAATAAAATTAAAAGCACCATTAGAAACTGTGTTAGATCTAGGATCTTTTTCTAATTTTGGCTCTGGCACATTAACTATTTTTTGTTTTTTATAGTTCATCATAGCTATTTGCTCCTTTTTTTAGTTTTCTCCACACCTTTTATAACACCTTTATTCTTAGATGCATAGAAAACAGTTTCGCCCCTCTTTTTTCCGTACTGTTTCTTCATAGATTTCATAATTTTTTTGCCTTTTTTGTTTAATGGCATAATTAATCCTCTATCATGACCTTAGCTTGGTCAACTCCGCTCTTTGCAAGGCTTACACCTGCTCTTAATTTAGCTAAATCTTCATTTTGCTCCATTTTATCTTCTGCAATTTCTCCTTGTTGCATCAATCTTGCTCTTGCGAGGTCAATTTGTGCTTCGTCATTGTCTTTTTTTCTTTCATTTTCCATCGCACGAAGGTCAACCTCTCTCGCTTTTAATTTTAACAGTGGGTCAGTATCAAATTGTGATGTAATTTTCTTTTCTTCCTTCATAAACTCTTCTGTCATTTCTGCAATCAAGACAGATTTTCTTGCTTCAATCTCATTTGTAAGAGCTTGTAGCTGTTGACCGACTTGTGGATTCATCACAGCCTGCATTTGTAGTTGTTGCATTTGTAACATTTGCTCTCTAAACTCTAGTTCTACTTGTTCTTGAGCCATAATTGATATGTGTTCTAAGATATTTTTTTGTATTGCAGCCATTACAGCAGGATTATTTCTAACCATGTTAGTTGACATAAAATTTAAGTGTGCAGTTATGTGGGCTCTATGATCTTGACCCGGAAAAGCTTGAAAAGGTTTACCAGCCAAAGCATTTATGTGCTCCATACTTGGGTCCATTGGCGCTGTTGGCGCTGGTGGTGGTAAAACTGCATCAACATTTTTTACACCAATTGCTTCGTACATGTTTCTGTATATTTGATACATATTATGTAATTGTGGATTTGATGTTGCAATTTGTAATTGTGTTTGTGCAAGTGTAATTCTTTGCGACATAGAAAATATATTTGGGTCTGCAACTGGCACGACATCTATTCTATCGTCAAAGTCTGCTTGTTTAATATTTCTTTGTCCACCCACGACATCATATGGATACTCTGGCGGTAAATATTGTGAAACAACTTTTGCTAATAGTTTAAACTCATCTTTCATAGCTGCGTAACATCTTTTGTGTATCGCACTCATGACTCTTGAACCACGTTCTAACAGTGCAATCGTAGTTCCTACAGCTGCTCCCTGGTTACCATCACCAATTTGCATATCAGCAATTGCTGCGAATCTTTGACCTGCTTGTACAACTATACCTAATAAATTTAATAATGTTTGAGATGGCTCTTTGTATGGTAAAGGAAAGAATGCATCTCTTAAATTACCACCTGGTGCATCTACATCTTTAAACTCACCGGGTTGTATTGGTGCTGCCTCATCTCTTACTCTAACACCTCTTTGTTTAAATCCTGCTGGTAAGTTTGATAATGTGCCCGCATCTAATAATTGACGGAGAGCCGCCGTTGCCGTACGACTCAATCCGCCAATCATGTGAATGAGTCCAAAGCCATAAAATCCTAGTCCTGGCAGAAATTTGAAATGGACAAAATATTGGATTTTATTTTTCTTTAGATCATTGGGCGCATAGTTTCTCCTTATAGAGAGAACTAATCGGCTACCTTCTTCTACAGTTACTATGTAGGGTAATTTTATTCCCGTTGGTTGACCTTCACCGTCAACCTCTTCGAAACCTTCTAAATCTAAATTAACATGACACTCTAAAAGAGTATACATGGTATCTTGTCTACCAACTTTTTTAGTGCCATCTAATTCTCTTTCTTTTTTTTCAACATCGTTTTTTTCTACAGTGCCTGGTGGAGCTAACTCTATGTCTCTATAAAAACCTGACACTTGTTGTTTTCTTAATTCGTTTTCTGAAATTTTTACAACATGTATTACAGACTCTGCATCATCCAAACTAGTTGCAGTGTAAGGTACAACTAACTCATCTGCAGGTATAAATTTAGATACGACTCTACCAAGAGGCACATCGTAATAAACTTTTTTAAATGTAGAACCTGCTAGTGGTAAATGAAACAACATAGAATCAAACTCTTCTTCATATTCTTTCATTTGATCCATTACTAAATAATTCATGTAATCTTTTACACGAACCGCCTGTTGCTCTGTCTGTGGATTTTTTACACCTATAATCTGTGTTCTTACTGGTCCGTCTGATGGTAATAATTCTTTATAAGCTTGCGCTTGAAACTGTGTTACTGCCTCTGCTAAAACAGGGTGTGTTGCACCTGATGCTCCTTGAAAAGGCTCTGTTCTATTTTCATATTTAAATCCTAAAAGATCTAAACCTTGTGTGTAAGACTGTTCCCAATCTTTTCTTGATGCTTTATAGTCCATGTAATTTTGAACCATATCACCACCTATTGGATCTAAAATATCATCAGGTAAAATATCTGCTAGATTATCAAAATGATTTTCTGTTCCAGGTATATTTATAGCTCCCGGTTCAAAGTCTATTGTTGCGCCGCCATCTTCTTCTGGTATGACCTCTATAGGTCCTTTTTCTGGTGTCTCCTCTTCAACCTCGACTTTTTGTATTTCTTCCTGTGTAGGAAGATCTATTTCAGTACGAGTGTTACTAGGGAGTCCTTTGTCTATTTCTGCCATTTATTACTCCTTTATCTTCTTAACATTATTATACTCAATAGGCAACCCATCTGGTGTGGGCCCTGCATCTGGCGCTGGACCCTCCTCTACGCCAGCTTGTTTAGCTATTCCACCACCTGCAAGCTCTACTTGTTGCGTAGGATCAGGGAATAATTTATCCATAATCATTTGTTTAAAATTAGATCTTTTTGTTGCTCTTTCTAAATTCTTTTTAGCTTCTTTACTTTTAACTCTTTCTTTACCTTTTTCAAAAATTTCTTTTGCGTCTTCTAGTTTTAGTTCTGTTTGTATTCTAGGTTGAGCAAAGTCGCTGTCTAATCCAGAAAAGTCCTCCGCTATTTGAGTATCCATCTCATCTTGTTTAACAACACTTCTTGCTTCTCTTTCTTCTGGATCGAGTGATAAAACTCTTTTAGTTGAACCTATTAGATCTGTTCCTATAAGACCATATTCTAATGCTTCTAAAACTGGTTTACCCTCTTCAAATTTTTTAGCAGCATCATAAGCCATTACAGGTGTCATAGCTATTCCAAAAACTTTAAGAGCTCCTCTTATGTATCTAGCTTTTGCAAAGTCGCCTGGAATAGATTTTATTGTTTCTCCTAAAGCTGTTAAGCCAGGTATTTTTGCAGCCAACATCATTTTTTTATTTTCGGCTTTTTTAGCTAATTCTAAAACTTTATTTTTAAATTCTTTTTTTTCAACATCTGAAAAATTTTTAAATTTTTTATTTCCAAAATTAGCTAACGCACTTGGATTTTTATCAACACCTCTTCTAATTTGTGACAGTTCTATAATAGTTCCATTTGAGTCAAACACTGGACTATACTCTATGTAACCTATTGCGTTTTTCATATTTGCAGGTAATTTTGCTTTTGCTCTGCTAACTAAACTTTTTGATTCCGCGTTTAAATCATTTAATCTTTTTAAAGCATCAGGGCTAGATAAATCCATACTACCTATTTCATCAGCTATGTCATTTAATCTTAAATTAAATCCACCTAAACTTTCATTAATATTTTTATCTAGTATCATTACATCTTGCGGACTAAAATCAGCCAAACCACCAATAGGAAATATGTGATGAAAATTTTTAGCTTGAGTCCCTGATATAGCAAAACCTTGACTATTTCTAATTCTATTAGTTCTTTTAACTGTGCCTTCTGGAATTTGTCCTGGTGGAACTCTAGGTCTACCTGCTTCTTCTACAACACCAAATTTTACTTCCCCAGCTTTAACTAATCTATCTAATTTTGTGTCAGATATTTTATCTTTATATTTTTTTAAAATTTGTTTACGAGATTTTGTTTTTGCATCTTCTCTAATTCTATCTACGACACCATAGTCAAAATCATATTGATTTTTTTGTGGAGGTGAAACACGTCTTTTTATTTTTTTATTTTCTAAATATCTTCTAATAGTTTCTCTATCTACGTTATATTCTTTGGCTAAATCAACAGTGGTTGCACCATCTTTATATTTTTCTATGATTTCCTTTCCAATACCACGAGCATCAATTAAATTTCTTCTTGAACCACCTACAGGGACATTAGAATAAAAAGTTCCAAACCTATTTGTTCTAGGGTAAATATGTCCTGTGCTTTTATCATAAAATGGTTTAGTAGAACCACCCTCATTAAGTTCTAGTCTTTCTGCTTCTTTATCTTGTTTTACAAAAGCGCGAAATGCTCCTTTTGAATTACCTATATTTTCGACAAGATAATTCTGCATGTCGTTAAATTTTTTTAATTCCATTATTCTCCTAACATGTAAGCTAGGCCACCGGCAGCTTTTTTAATTGGTGGTGCAGCTTTTTTAGACTCTTCTATAATTTCTTTTTGAATTATTTCATCTATAGCATCAGCCCCTGCTTGTGTTCCGTCTTGATCAAACTCTATTTTATATTCTTCGTATTCAGCACCCTCGTCTATAAATTTTTGTGTATCTGGATCAACGTCTTTTTTAGGCGCCTTATATTCCAAAACAGTTCTATCTTCTATAACGTCAAAACTTTTATCACCAGAAGTTCCAATACCCATTTTATCTTTTGTAATCTGTGCATCACCTGTTGTAATATCTTCTGTTAAAGTATATTGGTCACCATTCTTACCTATGTAAGAATATTCATCCACTCTTTCTGCTGGTCCTACTTTTGATTGTTTTCCAAACATTTTTATTTTTGCAACAAGATCAAAAAAATACGATGGAGCTTGTGTTACAGTTTCTGTTGCTTTCTCTATTACAGGCGCTGCTTTCTCTGCACCTTTAAAATATCTACCAAGAATAGGTAATGTTGCAAGACCACCCATAATTTTCATAAACGTTCTTCTGTCCATACCTTTTTTCAAACCTATACGACCACCGTCTGCAAACATATCTTCTGGATCTATATCTACATTTCTTTCAAAGATATGGTCTTCTGTATCTTGTAATATTTTTTTAGCATCTTCTTGTGATAAATTTTTATATTGACCTTTTCTACCAATAATTTTGTTTGCTTCTTTCATGGCATCAATAGGTTCCATTGCTAAGATTCTTTCTACAGTGGATGCTACACCTGACTCAATTCTTTTTTGTAATTCTTTAGCCTCTGCATTTCTTTCAAAAAATTCTCTGTTTATTTTTTTACCTGATTGTGAGCCACCTACAATGGGTTTGCTAGGATCTATGTTTTCAACTTGATCTACGTTTTTAATTGCATTTGGATCAACACCGTTTCGCATTAATCTCTCTGCGGTGATAGCTGTGTTTAAATCTACAAAATCTTTTTTAGGTAAAGTTGTTAAAACACCTTTTGGTTGTTGTTTAAGAGCAGTTTTTATTACCCATTGCTTAATAAAATCTATTCCTGTTTTTACAGTTTTAATCTTTGACATTATTTTTTCGTAAATATTTTGTAGCCTTTTTTAACAGCTGCATCATCAAGTGGTTTGTTTTTATAAGATTTAATTAATTTTTTAAACTGTTTTTTTGCTTCTTTTATTTCTTTACCAGGAACTTTGACCATCATCTTTGGATCTTTAAGCATCTTACTCACAGGATCTTTTTTTGC